CTAGTGCAGATGAAGACGATGCTTACAAATACTTTCAAGCATTAGCAGAAAGTTAATCAAATAGTCTTATATTTTCAGCACGTTTCAAGGATTTACTCACATATTGAGTAGATCCTTTTTTATATCTCATCATTATTTCTATATCATCACGGACAACAGATAAATATTGACTTTTAAGTAAGTAGATATCTCTTTTATTATCATTTATTCTATTTTCATATTCATAATTAGTAATTGCTTTTGATACTGGATTGACAGTTGTTTGTTGATTAGCTGCTTCATCAAAGTAACTTACACTTTGTGCTGCACCAACTGTTACACCTGCAGGAAATATTACAACACCTTTACTGTTTGCAACTTCATTAGATTCATAGTGATGCACTCCATTATATAATGTATCATAGTCATTATTATATTTTTCTAATAGATATGCATCCCATCCTGCTTGAGGTAGTGGCCATTCTTCGTAGACATTAATAATATTATTAGATAAGAGTACAACCCAATCATACTCTGCTTTTCCATAGAATTTTTGTGCAACATTATCTGGACGATCATCACCTTCTATACCATATTTTTCAAAGTAAGTTGTTTCTTGGAAGATATCTTCTCTAAGTTTTCCTCTTTTAAAAAGGTTCTTTACCTTAGTGTAATCTGATATACGTTTTCCATCTTCAGTACGATTAACGTACTCAAAATCTGGTAGTTGTGAGAAATAATTTTGTGCCATTTTAGTAACCTATGCTGTCCCAACTACTACCATAATCATTATTGTAGATTGGATCTATTTCTTGGAATGATAGTGACATTTCATAAGCAATCATAGAATCGTTATCATATGCCATGAAACTACCATCAGGAGTATAGTTAACACTACAGTCAGATAAAGCACATGTTTTTATTTTAGGTAGAAATTTATTCCGTTTCCTTCCACTTTGCAATTTTAGTTCATATATGTTAGGTGCTTTTAGAAATAAACCTTCTGCTGTTTTTTGTGGTGCCATAGATTGTTTGAACAATCTAATTATGTTTGCTATCACTATACTTTCTTTTCTATCTCTTGGACTCATCTTCCATGAGAAACTAAATGATCTCATTCCAGGCCCTTTGAATAGTAGTTCCATGTTGGGATTCATTACCACTCCTTTTGTTCTTGAGAGTAGATCTGTTGCTCCAGTTAATTGTTCAGTAAAGAAATTCTCCATTGCGTCTTCACCACCACCAGTTTGGAACTGTTCAAGTGATTTTTCTGCTTGCTTAAGAGCATCATCAAAACTACCACCAAGGGATGCTTTAACCGCACCTGATGCTGCCATTTGTGCTGGAGTCATTGTTGCACTTCCCCATTCAGTCTTGTTTCCATCTTGAATAGAAGTTGGCATTGGTAATATAACTGATCCTATTGTTGGTCCTTTTGGTCTATCACCCATCGTTAGACCGTCTATTGCTTTTGGTTCATGTTTTATAACTTTTATTTGTAGGTTATCTTTTAGGTTATCCTCCATTGCTACTGGATAACAAAGATATTTTGAACTATAATCATTTCTTGCTTCGTCTATGTACATACCTGTACCAAAGAAACCATCACCAGTTTCATTCCTTGGTGCAGGAGTAGCCTTTGCTGAAGTGCTATCAGTATTTCCGTTTGTATTGTCTTGGTTCTTTTTACCTTTTGCTCTATTAAAATCTGCTTTATCTTTTGCATTCTGTGCAAGTTGTTCTTCAATAGAACTCATTTGATTATTAGATGCTTTTCTAATCTCACTATTATATTTTTTTGTAAGAGCAGATGCATTATTATTAAATTTTAATTCTCCAGTTTCAGGATCTCTAGTCCCAATAGTTTTTGCACCTCCACCTTTAGCATCACTATATTGTATTACTTCTGTTTTATAGTCACCATTTGCGTCAGGCCCTGTAGATTGAGTAGCAACATATGTAGTCGCAGGTATTCCATTAACGTCTACTACTACGGGACTTATTTTACTTTTGGCGGTTGCTGATGCCATTTATAGTATACTTTTATCTATTTAGTATGTATTTTGCATAAGGAACTGCAAGAAGGTCATCGAGTTCATTCCACTCTACAATATATAATTGCCCCGCAAGTTCATTCCAAGTGTAATTTCTAGTAGCATTCCAATGATAGTTTATACCTTTGAAACCCCAAGATTTTAATTCTGTGCAAGCAATCAATGGGTGTTGATCGTATTGTTTTCCAGTAGTCTTGGCATTATATACAAAGGTATAGAACTTTCCTACCTCTGGTATTGGTGTTACAGTATTATTGATAGCATCCATGATCATTAACATCAAATCTTCTGGGTCATTTGATGACTCTAGATCTTGTTTGATTGGTTCTATTCGGTTGGCAAATTGTGCAGGGTCTCTGTTACTGAAACCAAAACTATCTGTCATTACTTGATACCTAGTTCGTCTTCTGTGATGATTTTAAATTCAATACGATTGTCCTTACAGAATTCAGATGCTGCTCTCCACTTTGCTTGATTAACAGCATAGGTTTGACACTCATAGATATATGATTTAGTTATTCTCTTTCTCTTCTTTGGTGGAAGAGTTTGTTTCTTTGGTTTTACTTCAACCACATATGTTTTAATTCTATTACTACTTTCTTTTACTTTGATTAGAAAGTCTGGGTAATACTTATGGATACGATTATCTTTAGGAGAAACATATGGTATATTAATTTCTTCTGATGCCCAAGAGATTACACTCTCTTTTTTATCAGCCCACTGACAGAATTTTCTTTCCCAACTACTTCTACATATAATATTGTTGGGATTGCCTTGATATTTCTTCGGATTTACTGGTTTGTACCGACTCTTAATACTTTCTGCCATTAACTTGCATACATAATATATAAGGTCAAAAAGTATTTATCAAATGGCATCAGTAACGCCAAGAACTATAGATGAGATTAAGGTTAATTTATTAAATCCTGCTCTAACTTCACACTTCCATGTTAGTATTGGAAGACCTTTTAATGAGGAAGACTTTAGTAGTTTTTTAGAAGATGCTGGTTGTAATTTTAAACAAGATCAATTAAATCTTCAGTGTTGTGAAGCATCACTTCCAGGTTCTCAATTAGCAACGAGTGAAATTATAAATGATTTTCCAGGAGTTACTGAAAGACATGTATATAGAAGACAGTTTGATGATCGTATTGATTTAAATTTTTATTGTGATGCGGAGCAGTATTTACCTATTAGATTTTTTGAAGGATGGATAAAGTATATTACTAATGAGAAATCAGATGAATCAAGAAAAGAAAATTATTCTTATAGAATGAAGTTTCCAAATACTTATAAAGGACCATTGGAAGTTACTAAATTTGAAAAGAATATAAATTCAAAGCAATCAGTAAAACCACTTACATATAGGTTTGTAAATGCATTTCCTTTATCCATATCTTCCATGCCAGTGACATATGATTCTTCTGATTTGCTGAAGTGTAATGTTTCATTTGCATACAGTAGATATTATATTGACACAGGTACTACCGTAGCCGAATTTACAAATCCAAGTGCCCAAGCAAATTATAATAATGTTGCTAATGGATTTAATATAGGTGGTGTACTTACGTCTGCTGCTCAGAAAGCAGGTAATCAGGGTGCTGTTATAGGTAGAAGGATTTTGAACTTCTTCAGATAGGTTAAACTTCCATGCTAAATAAAATACACTGAAATCTTTATTAAAATATTATGCCATTACCAAAGATTGCTACGCCAACTTATGAACTTGAGTTGCCATCAACAGGAAAGACTATTCAGTATAGACCTTTCCTAGTTAAAGAAGAGAAACTTCTTGTCCTCGCATTAGAAAGTGAAGACACTAAACAAATTACAACTGCCATTAAGACAGTTATCAAAGCATGTATTAAAAGTAGAGGTGTTAAAGTAGAAGCACTTCCTACATTTGATATTGAATATCTGTTCCTTAATATCAGAGGTAAGTCTGTAGGAGAAGATCTTGATGTTAATATTATTTGTCCCGATGATAAGGTGACTGAAGTAAAAGTTAATGTCAATTTAGATGATATTAAATGTATTAAGAGTGAAGATCATACTAATAAAATTAAACTTGATGATAATCTTATGATGGAAATGAAGTATCCATCTTTGGATGAATTTATTAAGACTAATTTTGATATGAAAGAGGAAAATCAGATGGAACAATCATTTGATTTGATCGCACAATGTATTGATAAAGTTTATAATGAAGATGAGGTCTGGGCAACAGAAGATTGTTCCAAGAAAGAGTTGAATGAGTTCCTTGAGTCAATGAACTCCGCACAGTTCAAAGAGATTGAAGGTTTCTTTACTACGATGCCTAAGTTAACTCATACTCTTATGGTAACTAATCCAAAGACTAAAGTTGAAAGTGAAGTAGTACTGGAGGGATTAGCGTCTTTTTTCGCCTAGGTATGGTTCATATGAACCTAGTGAATTATTATAAACTTAATTTTTCACTCATGCAGTACCATAAATATTCATTAACAGAAATAGAAAACATGATCCCTTGGGAACGTGATATCTATGTGGGTCTTCTTCAACAACATCTTGAAGAGGAAAGATTAAAGCAGCAGCAACAACAAGCGAATGCCAGGTAAACCCAACAATATAATAGGTAACTTAAGGCGGAGGTATGAACCTCATATGAAGCTGTCGGCTAAGGTTGACTTCAATCATGATTTAATACATGGAATTGAGGGTAAATTAAGAGATTTACCAAAGATACATAAGACCTTAAGTAAGTCCTTTGGAATGCAAAGGAAAACTTTGCTGCGTGTTATAGAACTTGAGAAACAAACTGATGCGATAACAATAATAATAGAAAATATACAGGATGGTTTAGAAGATGCAATCGATAAGAATAAACGAAGAAGGAGAAGGAGAGGAAGACCAAGTGCGAAGAAACCACCAAAGACACCTCATACACCTAAAGATTGGGATGAGGAAGTACCTGGAGATTGGGATAGAACAACAGGAGGTACACCTGAAGGTGAGATAGGAGAACCTGATGAAGTTATACTGGATGGAGATCCGATGGGAGATCCTGATGGTACGATGGGAGATCCTGATGGTACGATAGGAGATCCTGAAGGTGATAAAGAACCTGCAATATTTGGTGAACCAGAACTAGGTATAGATCCTGATACTGATTTACAACCTATAGAAGATTTACCACCTGAAGATCCTGTAGATGGTACACCTGATACACCTGATACACCTGGTACACCAGATGATGTTATATTAGATGGTACACCTGATACACCAGATGATAAAGATGTTATATTAGATGGTACACCTGATACACCAGATAAAGATTTACCTACTACAGATACAGGTGGTATAAGAGGTATATCGGAAGAGCAGGAAGCATATAATACATTAGTATCTCAAGAATTAAAGAGTATACATTCTACTATCAGTACACTTACTGGTCATACATCGACTGTCCTTAGACGTGTTATTGGTGTAGAAAAAAGAGTTTCTAGTAATGAGAAGAAGATAACTTTACTAAAAAATATAATTGAATCACAGCAGTCTAATATTGGAGAAGAACTTGCTAATTTAGATCCTGTTAAGAGTCCGTTGAATGAAAGTCTACAAAGTATTGCTGACTCTGTTACTTCCATTCATGAAACATTATTAGAACAGCAGGATATAGATAAGGATCAAGCAGATGATGTTGATGTAGATGCTGAACAGGATAAAAGAGATGCTAAAGAAAAAGGTAGAGAGAAGGGTGGTATAGGTGAGGGTCTTAAAAAGACAGGTCAGAAAATACTTAAACCTGTTAAGGGTGCTTTCGACAGGATCAAGGAGTGGTTGATTAAATTCTTTGCTGCCAAAGCAATAATGATGTTTATGAAATGGTTTAGTGATCCTGCTAATAAGAAAAAGGTTGCTAGTCTTTTTAGGTTCATTAAGGATTGGTGGCCTGCAATAGTAACTGGACTGTTATTATTTGCGGGGTCGGTGATAGGACCAACGGGAATTTTTATAGCAGTAGCAGCATTGGTAGTAGGGTTTATTCCTAAAATTATAAATGCAGTTAAATCTATATTTGGATTTGGTAAGGATGCTTCAAAGGAAGCAGAGAAAGGAGAGAAACTAGCGAACAAGTCTGAAAAACTTGCTGATAAACAAGATAGGGGATCTGGTGGTGACGATATAAAACCTGATGATGTATCAGAAGCACCTGAACCTGGAAGTACACCACTACAACCTCCAGCACAAGAATTTAATAAGGGTGGTAAGGTTCCTGGTGAAGGAGATAAGGACACAGTTCCTGCAATGCTTACTCCTGGTGAGTTTGTTCTGACTAAAGATGCTGTACTAAAATATGGCACTGATACTTTAGAAGGTATGAATGCTGCTGCTGGTGGCACAAATAATCCAAAAGAAATAAAACCTGGATTTAAAGGTAACAGTCTTGCATCTTATGGAGGAGGTGGATCTGTACAACCTAATAAATTATTTGGATATTCTGGTGGTGGAGAAGTTAAAGCACAAGTTGAAGAGAAGAAGGAGAGTGGACCTAAACTCAATAAGGAGACAGGTAATTTAGCAAGACGTATTGAACCTTTAATTACTGGTCAAGAAGCAAAAAGTCCTTTGATGAGTTTAGTAGATAAACATCCAATGGTGATGATGTTCAAGGGTATAATGAGAAATCCAATTATACAAAACATTATTACTAATGTTGGTAGTGCTCTTGGTGGTGGTGATAAAGAAGATCCAGAGTTAGATTTAAAGAAAGCAATTGAGGATCTACAGAAAAGATTTAACTATTCAATTTATGATGGTAATTATAAACCAGGAGGTGCTGTTGCTGGTGAAAATGGTGCTGATGGTTCTGATGGTGCTGCTGGTAGTTCTGGTGGGAGTGGTCCTCTTGGTGGGTTTATTGCTGCAATTTCTTCAATTCCTTTCATTGGTAAACCGATAGCAATGGCAACGGGATTATTGGTGAATGGTCTTGATGATATGATTCAGGAGAAGCATGATAGTCTTCATCTAGCAAAAGACCAGAAGGGAACAGCAACTCCAGATGCTCCTACTCCACCTACAACAACAGTTTCTTATCAAAAGGCTCAATCAGCAGCAACAAAAACTAGTGGTGCTAATGCCGCTACAAATGGTAAAAAGGTTCCTGCTTTTAGTGCTTCTGCAAAGGTAGATAAGCGTAAGGTAAAAGTGTTGGGGATTAGTAGGTAATGATAGATACTAAAAAACTTATACCTCATTCTGCTAAAGCAAATCAAGTTTCAGATAAGTCTGTTGAGAACGTTAGTATTACTGCGTCTAAATTAATTGATGTTAATACTATTTTAAAGGGAAGTCTCTTATTGGATAAGATGAGAGAGAAGAAAGCAAAAAAGGCAAAGGAAAAGAAGCAAAGAACTTTAAAGGAGAAATTGAGAGAGGGTATAAAGAACGTTGGTAAGGGAGCAGTAGATAGAGTCAAGAAGGTTGGTGGGAGTATGATGGATTGGATTAATAGACTGGTCTTTGGAATCATATTGATTAGTTTATTTAAAATAGTGGATGTTATAAAACCAATACTTCCTATCCTTGCAACAGCACTTGATGGTATGGTGATGATTATTGGATGGATCTTTAGTGCTGCATCAACATTAATCCATTGGGGTTATATGATTTATGATGGGATAGCAGGTTTTGTTAAAAATATATTTGGTGAGGCTGGATTAAAGGTCTTTGAGAATTTGATGGGTGTTTTGAATACCTTTATGAATGCTGCTGTGATGGGAGTCATGGCTCTTCTAAAGTTCAAATGGTTGCGTGGGTTTGCCAAGAACATTGTGAAACGAATTGGGAAACTTCTAACTAAAATTCCTGGCGTTAAACAATTAGGTAATCTTGCCAAAAATATAGGTGGTAAAGCAATTAATTTTGTGAAGGGTGTGGGTAGTAAAGTATTAGGTGCAGGTAAAAAAATACTAGGTGCTGGTAAAGGTTTAGCAACAAAAGGTGCTGCAAAGGTTGGTGGATTTGCTGTAAAGATATTTGGTAAGGCAGCAAAGGTTATTGCTCCAGCATTCAAAGCAGCGAAAGGTTTTATTGGTAAATTCTTTGGTAAGATTCCTATTGTTGGACCTTTAATCATTGGTGTTATATCATTATTAGCAGGAGAACCAGCAGCACAAGCACTCTTTAAGGCTATGGGTGCAGCACTGGGTGGATTTCTTGGAAGTTTTATACCTATTCCTATCCTTGGAACACTGATAGGTGAAACTATTGGTGTCTTTGTTGGTGATTTATTCTATAAGTTAATATTTGGTGGTGGTCTTGCTGCGGTAGGAGGTGCTCTTAAGGATGCTTTTAAAGGATTCTTCAAACCAATATTTGATTTCTTTAGGAATGGGTTCGCAAACTTTACTGGAAATTTCCCAACGTTTGATGTCCCTGATGTTGGATTGCAGGATCTTTATATACCTATCCTAGAAAGAATAGGTTTAGGAAAGTTACTTGAGTTTAAAATTCCAGGTAAAGTATTAGGAGTTAAGGTTCCATTTGTTCCTGAAGATGGGTTCTCTTTACGTAATATGCTTGATGCTCTTCCCAAACTTCCTGATATTTTAGGATGGTTTGCTAGATTTATTCCAGGACTTAATACTTATGTTGAAGATGGAAGACTTATGAGACTACCTCAAATATGGCAACTTGCTAATCCTATTTTTATGGTGAAGCATTTGGCTCAATCTTTCTTACCTGATATATTTGGAGGATCTTCCTCAGATAATAAGTCTGTTTCTGGAGAAGATAGTAAGGGTGGTGGTGATAAAGAGGATGATGGGAAAGAGAAAGGAATAATTCCTGGTAAACTTGTTACTTATTTAAAGATAAAATCTGCAGAGAAGGCAGCAGCAGAGAAGGAAAGAAAAGAAGCAGCATCTGCAGCGAAAGGAGAGGAAAGTAATAATATGGTTAAAAATATTCAAACCTTTATGAATTTACCTCTTGATCATAAAGGAGATAGTCCTGTATCAAAAGATGGTGCTGAAGATAAGTCAGGTTCATTAAGTGAATATCCATCTTATGATTCAAAAGCACCACAGACTGCAATGATGACTATGCCACCTGCAATAATACCAGTAGGAGGAGAAGATTCTGGTGATACTATGAGTAATTCTTCAAGTAGTGGAGAAGATCCTTTTGAGGTTTTCTATGCTCATTCTGGTGGACTTGTTTAAATAGGTATAGGAGGTAATAAAATGACAGTATCAGGATCACAAAGTACAGTACCAGCACAGGTATCTAAAGCAGAAATAACATCTAACGAAGGTGGTATAACTGCTAGCCTATTGGGTGGTTTTGTTCAGATATATTACTATGAAAGTATACTTCAAGACTCTATTAAAGTAGATTATATTTTTGCTGATGCGGGTAATAGTGTTGATGGAAAATCTGTTATGGAGGGTTTACCTGTAGTAGGAACAGAAGATTTTGAATTAGAGTTTGAAGATAATCAAGAAATTAAACTTGAGTTTGGTGGAAAGAATATGAATACTTTAATTGTTAATAAGGTAACACCAAGATTGGCTAATGCTGGAAAGGAAATTGTTACTTTGAATTTAGTTAGTGAAGAGTTTATTCGTAATGAAGAAGGTATATCTCATATTAATGTGAGAATGGATGGGAAAATTTCTGATCATATTACAAATATATTAGAGAACTTTTTAATTACAGAGAAAGAATTAGATATAGAAGAGACTGCTAACAATTATAATTTTGTTGGCAATAATAAGAAACCATACTATACTATGAATTGGTTGTCTAAGTTTGCTGTTCCTTCAAAGGATGGTGAGTCTGGAAAAACTTCTGGATTCTTTTTCTGGGAAACATCAGAGGGGTTTAAGTTTAAATCAATTGATAGTTTGTTTGCACAAGAATCAAAGAAAAAGTTTATCTTTAACTCTACTGATGATGGTAAAGGAATTCCTGAAGGATATGATGGAAAAATATTACAACAAATACAAGACAATCGCATTGACTATCAGAATAAAATTATGATGGGAGCATATGGAACTAAGTTAGTAGTCTTTAATCCTTTTGATTGTTTCTATGAAGTTGTTCCACAAACTGCAGAGGAAGCTGAAGGAGGAACGACAGGTGGAGGTGAGAAACTTCCAACATTCAATAAGAAATTTACAAATCCAAGTGCAGAACAGAACTTTACACGTACAACATTTATGTTAATTGATACAGGAACTCTTCCATCAGGTGATAACAAGGAACAGGTTGATAAAAATGAAGAACCTAATTTTGAAGCACAGACCGTACTTAATCAGGGTATTCGTAGATATAATCAGATGTTTTCTCAACAGATGGAAATTACTATTGGAGGTGACTTTAGTTTACATGCAGGAGATGCTATCTTTGTTGATACACCATCAGTCAAGGCTGAAACAGATGGTGACATGAATAAAGAGACGGGTGGTAAATATATTATAGCTGATCTATGTCACTATGTTTCATCTAAAGAGACCTATACTAAAATGAATTTGGTTAGGGATTCAGTAGGAAGGCAAGCAGAATAACTACCCACTTAATAAATAACAAGGAGATTTCTAAAATCTATTATGACTACTAAAATTCCAGAACATGATCTAAATCATGAGGTTTATATTGATCCCAAGGATCATAAAGAACATGTCAATCATGGTATGATTGAATATACTGAAGCAGATTTAGAGATGCACAATGAAGCATTTCATGATCATACTGAAGAGGAAGTGGATAGGAATGATGGTGCCATTAATGACTGGCATACAAGACATCAAGATTCAAAACTTGAAGTTTATTGTGACAATCATCCAGATTCATTGGAGTGTAGAGTCTACGACGATTAAGTATGGAAGGTAACTTATTTAATTCAGGATTTCTAGGATCCAAATTTCTTTGGTGGATCGGTCAGGTGGCCGATGATAGAACCTGGCGTGAGAATCAAAATCCTCATAAGGTTGAAGACCCTAAAGAAGAAACTCCTGCATGGGGATACAGATATAAGGTAAGGATAATGGGTCTTCATGATAAGGAAGAGTCTTCAATAGCATCAGATGCTCTTCCTTGGGCTCAAGTAATGTATTCTGTTTGGGGTGGTGGTCTTGCGGGTTCCCGTCAGACTCCTGGTATCAGACAGGGTATGTTTGTCTTTGGTTTCTTTTTAGATGGTGCTGACCAACAAGTCCCTGTTATCATGGGAATTTTGGGTGCAAATAGTAAGACAGTAGTTAAAGATTTAAAGACAGGTATTAGTGAAGGTGGTGAGAATTTTGTACCGCAGAGTGGTTGGGCAAATGCTGATAGAGATGAATGTAAAGTAGTTCCTGACGAACAGATAGCAACTACAGAACCATCATCTGTAGGAACAACTGAAGCAACAGATGCTATTCATCAAGAGACTGTACAAGATAGGAAGATGAAAGATGTATTAGATAAGAGACATGCATTGGCATGTCCAGATCCATTACATCAGTCCGACACAAAGAATCTTGCAATGATGGTTGAGGAGTTGAGTAGGAAGATAGAAGCACGTCAAAGAGCAGAGGAAGATTATGCTAGTGCAGTTGCTATAGGATTACCAATCAATCCAATGTCTAATGACATTGAGAAGTTGATTGATGATGCTGCTGGTGAGATGTCTGGACCTATGAAAGGTATTATGAATCAGGCACAGCAGAAGACTACACATCAACATAATTTATTGATGTTGCCGATATACATTTTAGCTATTCCTGCCTTTAAAATTATATTATTGTTGGCAAATATTTTAGCGTTAAAGAAGATAGCATGTAAATTTAATGAGATTAGTAAAGGATTAACTGCTTTAATTAAAGGTGCTTTAATGGCTTCCTTTATGAGAAAAGCAAAGCAAGCACAGACACAAGCAGTTCAATCTGCTAATGCAGAAGAAGGAAAAGGTACTAGTGGTGATACTGGAACTGGTGCTGGAGGTGCTGCTGCTCCTGCTGCTGCCGTTGCTCCTGCTGCTGCTGCCGTTGCTGCTGCTGCCGCCGCCGTTGCTGCTGCTAATCTTGGTGGAACTGATGGTAGTCCTCCTAGTCAAACAACTCCTGCTGGAACTGGAGGTGGAGTATCATATCAACCATCTCTTCCAAATGATATATCTAAAGGTATAGAACTTCCATCACCTCCACCGAAAGGATACTATCAACCAAGTCCTATATGTTCTACAGAAGAATTGTTGGGTGAAGTATTAGGTGCTACTATTAATCAAATTACAGAAGCATTTGGTGCTGCGAATGATACTATATTATCTGCTTCTAATGATGGTACTAATCCAGATGTTGAGTCTGAAGTTGGGGAAGAACCTAAGAAAGCAATCGACATGTCTATCAGTAAACGTAATGTTACTGCTGCATTAAAGAAGGGTACTCTTATTTCAGGTATAGCAGCAGCATTTGCTACTGCAGTAGGAGTTGATAAGAATGTTATTGGTAGAGTAACTAGAGCATTTCAACAAGGACAATATGGATATGGATTGGAAGTCATGTCAACTCTTGCCAATGCTGTTGGTACTGATGTGGGTAGAGAAAGAATGCTAAGTAACATCATGGATCAAGTTGCTAGTGGAGATATTGCTGGAGGTTTTTCAGAATCTGCTAATCTATTTGGTATACCTGTAAGTTTAGTAGCAGGAGTGGGTGCTAGTTTTGCTGCTATTAAATCTGGTGATATGGGTTCTCTTACTGATGCAGTTCAAAGTATGGGTGCGACAGACCCAGCTATTATGGGTGCAGTTGCAGGAGCTGCAGATACTCCTGTTATGGATACTAATGCTATGATAGAAGGAACTGCTGCATCTTCTGGAGTAGAGGTTGATATTGCAGAGTCAATGAACTTTGTACAAACTATTATTCAAATGTTTGATTGTGATCCTGAATTTGAATGTTCTCCAAATGATGAGCACACATTAGGTGAAGGTGGCAGTGGTGCGAAGGATGAACCAAACTGTGCATCAATTGCAGAGGCTGCTGACAATGCAAGAGAGATTGTGGAAGATGAGTATGAAGAAGTTGAGATAAAGAATGATAGGGGTGAAGTGACAGGTAAACGCAAAGTATTAAAGGGATAGTATTATGCCAGTTTCAGCTAACAACATACATGTAGGATGGGTTCAAGGAACTCAAGGTTATGTTAAGCATAAGACGGTTGATGATGCCAATGATTATGAGATGAAAAATCCAGGTACACAATTTATTTTTGTTGATGGTGATAGAAAAGTTCATTTCATAACTATCGATGAAGTTAATAAACTTACTGTAAGTGATTTAATGAGGAAAGAACCTTGTGTTACCAGACAACTACCTTGTCCACCACCTACACTTACTTTCTTTGGTGGTAGAGGAATAGGTGCAGAAGGTAATCCAGTTGTAGATAGTAAAGGTCGTATCATTGCAGTTGATATGGTGAGAGGTGGTGTTGGATATAAAACTGCTCCTCAAATAAAAGTATTTGATCCTTGTAAATCAGGGAAGGGTGTTAATTTTGACGTAGAGATGAAAGATGGACAAGTTGTAGGAGTGACTGTTCTTGATAGTGGTTTTGGTTTTCTTCCTGCACCATCAGATGCTGCACAGTACCCTGCACTCGTACAACTTTCTGATGTTACTATACAGAATAGTGGTTTCAATTATAATCCAGAAAAAGATACCGAGTTGACAATTGAACCTAACAATGGTACAGTTTTAAAACCAGTATTTGGTCCTTTTGGTAGAGTAAAAGGAGTTAAGGTTGAAAAGGGAGGAAATTTTACAGACCTTCCAAGGATAACATTACCAAGTGATACGGGTTTAAATGCAAGGTTTAGTCCTGTCTTTAATATCATTCGTGATCCTCTTATTCCACAGGAAGCACAGATTGATGATGTTGTTCAAGTATATGACACAGTTGGTCTAGATATTAATGGATACGTTGGTGGTAAAGCATACTATGGAAATGTTTACTTTGAAAATGGAGTTAAGTATGCAGGTACTGGTGGTTCTTTGGTTAGAGTCTATGATACAATTCAAGATAGTGTTACTGGAGGTACTAACTGATGGCAGGTAACGCAGAAAAATCTAACTTTTGGGCCCAAGAAATAGGAACCCAGAATGGAGTTATTAAATTTGGGGCAATGAGTCCTGAAGGAGATGTCACTGCGAGTGTTCAAATTGTTGGCACTGACGGACGACATTTCATGAGTATGGATGAGGACGGGAAGCGTAGAGGTTGGACAACCTTTAATGCTCCTGGTGTCTTTCAGATTAATGCAGGTGAAGATCTTGCTGTTAATAATCCAGATGCTGAACCTCGTAAGAATAAAGTTGAACAGGATGCTATTTTTATTAATGCAGAGAATGGTGATGTTGTCATTAAGGCCAGAAATGGTAGACTTAGACTTGAAGGACTTGATATTGAGATGGTAGCAACGGGTAATGCACCAGAGGGAAACATGTGGGTAAGAGCAAATGAAGCCCTTAAAATGGATGCAAAGAATGTTTGTATTGATGGAAAGCAATCAATTAGGGTTGTAAGTACAGGACTTTTAGTTCTTACAGGATTAATAGGAACACAAATATTCTCTCCACTTGTTAATGGAGTTACTGCTGCATCAGCAAAAAATATTTTTAATTTAAAACCAACAATTTAATCTAATGGCACTATCTTTTGACGAAATTTGGGTTTATGGTGGGCAACTTGTTGTTGCTGAACCTCGTACTACACCTAAAGCACTTGGTACAGGATTAAAGAAGATTAATTGGTCTGCATTTATTCAGGGATCACTTCAGGTAGGTGCAGTTGATGATTTTGGAGAAGGAGATTTTCCAGGAACTGCTACCGTAATGGTTGGTAGGACAGATACTAATGAAACACCTTATAGTATCAATACTAGAGGTAATGTATTAATAGAGGGTGATGGTGCAACTCCTCATGGTCTTCATGTTAGTGGTGGTGCATCTGTTGATGTTTTGAGAGTTGAAGGTGATGCATATTTTGCTGGTAAAGTAGACTGTGGTAATAAAGGAAGACTTGCTGCAAGATTTGCTGCTGCAGATGCTTCTCCAAAACCATTCGATTTAAAACATCCATCTAAAGAAGGGTGGAGACTTCGTTATGCTTGTATTGAGGGCCCTGAAGTTGGAGTATATTATAGGGGAAGGTTAAGAAATCAAACACAGATTGCTCTACCATATTATTGGAAAGACTTGGTGAATACTCAAAGTATTTCTGT